AGGCAACCCTCTGGTTGTTCCACCATTAGAAAGTATAGGAGTAGAAAACATAAACCAAAGTTTACTAGCATAATCATATAACCTCTGTGCATGTGCATCATCATCAGAGAACGCTTTAGCCGCCCGCGCGAACGCATCTTGGGGAGACTTTTCCCCTGCCACTAAGTATCTATCTTGTAGAGTCTTATGACTGAACTCTGACAAGTAATTGTCTCTGTTGTAATTTATATTCATATAAAGTTGTCCTTAATCTCGGCAATATTTTGCTTGCCAATAGCATCGTCGCAGTATGTTACTAAATCCATTAGTTCATAGTTTTGTAATATCTGCTTGTAGTTCAGGTTTAGAGACTCAATGTATTTGTACTGACCAGGAATAGGAGCTGAATCATGTATATTAAACGCATCTCCATATTGTTTTATTAAAGTGAAAGCTCTCTTTGGCCCAATCCCAGGAATGCCAGGAACATTATCCCCTTTATCTCCGGTTAAGCACTTGAGAGATATAAACTCTTCTGGAGTCACCTCATAATGATCTGACCAGTTATTTATAGTTACTTCCTTACGGTTAATATAAGAAAATCTACTAACGCCTTCTTGGATAAGTAAGTCCCAATCTCTATCACTAGATATTAGCCACATATTCTTGAAGCCATACTCATCTTTATTTTTTACTAAATGTGCTGCGATATCGTCTGCCTCTACTCCAGCAAACTGTAATACCGGCCACTCTATCATATCAAGAGTAGCTTGGTACTCTTCAAAAAACTCTTCAAACGCAATTTTTTCTTCTTCCGTCTGAGTTGCGTACTTCTCTTTCCTGTTCTGTTTATAGTCGGAGCGTATGCCCTTTCTATAGGTAGAAGAACCTTGGTCTGCTGTAATTATTATTTGACTACACTTATAGGAATCCGCTAGCGATTCTACAGTTTTAATATATTCGTATCTAAAATCTGATCTACCTGCGTGCTTCCATCTAAAAGCCAAGTTAAGGCCATCAACTACAAGTGTTCCTGTTCTTCTTTGAGAATTAAAATTAAGTGCCATTTATAAATTCTACCTTTTCTTTTTTTAACCACTCTTCTGCAAGAGAAACGTAGCAGTTTAAGTCACTAACATAGACATAGGATACATGTGTAGGCTCTACCGCTGTACCTACATATATCTTTGATCTATTATACTTGAAGAACAGAAGAGGATTTTGACCTCCTCCGTCTGCTTGTATAAGTAACTTCTTCCACCATTTAGTTAAATGATTAGTCTTCTTCTGTGTTAGTATCTTATCAGTGAGCGGTGACTCAGCATAATTTTTTACTTCAATACAAAAGAAGTTTTTCTCATTAGGAACATATAAATCTCCTTTTAAGTACTCAAGAGCACCTGACAAAGGTACTCTCTCAAACTGGAGGTTTGTATACTCTCTTAATAAGTCCCTTACTAGATATTCTCCTCTAGCACCCTTCGCTCTACTATCTACCATTTATTCTAACCTACTTATATTTTCTTTCTTTACTACTTCGATTTTATCGAGAAGTGGGTGTGTCCATTCATGAGAAACTATATAAGTATTCAAGTCTTCACTAATAAGAACTTCTATTAGCTTCTCCCTTCCAACATCGTCCAGTACTGCAATAACTTCATCTAAGAAAAGAATGTTGAGTTTAGACTTAGATATACTACTCATTAGCTTTCTTATAGCTATGAGTGTAGCAGTGTTTACCCTAGCTAACTCTCCTGAAGAAAGTGCGAGAATATCTACTATTTTACCATTATCTGTAACTTGTACGTTTAACTTATCATTAGAAACTACAAACTCAAGAGTAAATCTACCATCAGATAACTCCGCAAGATAAGTATTCGCTAATTCTTCTAATTCTTTTACAAGGTTTTCAATCTTATAAGCTAACAATCCATTTGTACTAAACGCTTTCTTTAGTACTTCTAAGTTAGAAATAAGATCCTCCTGTTTATTTAATACATCTTGAACTTTTTCAAGTTGCTTTATAAACCCCTCTGTCTGTTCTTGTATTACCTGGATTCGCGTATTATGCTTCGTCCTTGTTTGGTTCTCCTTTGCTGTGCTTTCCAGGTGCTCCTTGCGTTGAAGTAATTCAGTTCGTACGCTCTCCAGCCTGCTTTCAAGCTCCCTTTTGTCCAAGAGCATCTTAGGTAAGCCATTGTCAATACTTCGGTAAATTTCCTTCCAATCAGTTTCAAGATTCTGAATACGAGTGAACTCGTTATTGTCCCTTTTAATTTCTTTAATTTCTGCTTCAATTTGTCCAACTTTTGCCTCCGATTCTAATACTTTTTTAGATTCTGTACTTGTTAGTGCTTGTATAAAACTAGGGTCTACAACTTGCTCGCAAGTAGGGCAAATATCTCCTAGTGTACTTAGCTTATTTAAGAGTCGTTTTGACCCCGCTGCGATTTGAGTATGATTACCCACGTCAGCTTGTAGGGTGTCGTATGACTTTCGTTCCGTTATTAATGTATTTTGTATTTCTTGTAAATTAATCTGTCCCAACAGTTCAAGTAATTGATTATTATTTGAGATTTTTTTATTCTTCTGTGAGATATTTTCAATTTCTTCCGTAAGAACGTGGAACTCTTTCTCATGCTCTTCCGTATTTATTTCTAAATTTAACATTGGAAGTATGATAGTATCACTCAATTTGTTATCTGAGAGCCATTTTTCTATCGTGTTAACGGTTGCTTGCATTCCGTTAATTTCAAGAGTAATCTGTCTAGCTTGTTCTTTAAATACTTCGAATAACTGTACATACCCTTCAAGATGTAACAGGTCAATTAAAAATTTCTTACGATTTGTATCTGTTGCAGTTAGAAACTGCAGACTTGCATTCGTACTTTGATATACCAGTTGAGAAAAAGTTTTAAAGTCTACTCCAATAATCTCTTGTATAGTCTTATAGGTATTAGTAGCAGTATGGCTAGAGATATCTTCACCATTCTTTTCCAGTCTAACTTTTACTGTAGTTTTTCTATCTATACTTACGGAATAAGTATCAGTATCCTTAGTAAAGGTTAGTTTTATATTATAGCCCTTACCTATATACCTATTAGGTATGTCTGCTTTTTTAATTCCTTTAGAATTTTTATTGTATAAAGCCTCTTCAATAATTAAGGGTATTGAGGACTTTCCTGTTCCATTTGTTCCTATAATTTGAGTTACAGTATTATCATCTAAAATTAACTCATTATCCGAGCCATAGCTGAAACAATTATTCCATTGTAGCTGTTTGAGAGTAATCATTGTAAGTCCCTATAATGCTTGATATTTTTTCTGATGGAAGTTCTAATATATAAGTGAAGTATTCAACTAGCTCCTCTTCTATGGTCATGTCTTTATGTAAGAGTAGAGTAGCTTCTGTACTTCGTTTTACTACTTTCTTATCCAATAAGTCTGAGTTCTTAACCTTAGATAAATCTTGTATATCTCCTTCCAGTTCGTAAATTGTATGATTATAAGTGCTAGGTATCATGTCCTTTGGGTCTTGTACTGTTTTTCTAAGTAACTGAGGGAGGTCAAACCTTTCCCATATCCATGACCAATCTGTCTCATTTATTAATAAGTACCCTGTTTCTACTATATTTCTATGAAAGGTAGTTGTCATCGGGCTACCTGGGTATACAATATTTCTTTGTGTATTACTATGTGCGTGTAAGTCCCCTGCGAAAACTATAGGAAAATCTTCGAATCTATCTAAATCTACTTCAGGTTTTACATGGGGAGGAATCTCGCCTCGTACATGAGTAAATAGAGGTAGACTCTTGTCAAACGCCTCTATACTATTTTTTCTGTGTAAGTCTGCATAAGGAAGTACATTAAAGCCTTTGTCCTTATCTATATAAGAAAGATCCGTTATATGAATAAAAGGGTTAATATCCCTACTAACTTGTTTAAGCTGACTAAAGAAAGTTTTATTCTTTTTAGTAGCCTCATGATTACCATCATAGATCAAGGTAGGAATATTAACTTTTCTTATAAAGGAAAAGTATAATTCTAATTCCTCCATAGTTGGAAGACGATCAAAAAGATCGCCCCCAATTATGTGCATACTGCAATCATATTCTATTTCATTAATCTGATCGAAGAAAGATTCATATCTTTTCTTAGCCCAGTCAACTGGGACGTTCTTCTGTCCCAGTTTTAAGTGCCAGTCTGCTGTGAATAGGATCACCCTACATTGAACTCCGCTTCAAGAGTGTCGTCTACTTCTGAAGTACTTGCTTGTCGTATACGATCCAACAACTCTTTCTGAGCATCTGGAGTCGGGCGAGACATTACTTCGTCCATGGACTTTACGGATGCTGCAAGAGCTGCATCTGCTGCATTAAGAGGAGAGGACTTGCACTTGAGCGCCTGTAATTGGTACTCTACATTATAAGGCAGAGGTCCAGTTTTAACACGCTTAAATTTAATATCCCATCCAGTTTCTGGGTCAGTAGGGTCGCCGAGGTCTTCAGCAGCACTAATGATTGATTCCCAGAGCTTCTTCTTGAGATTGACAACTTTTACTTCACCGTTGTCAATACACTGAGTAGCATAGCTCCAGCCACATTTAAGATCAGGATAATACTCACGAACCCAATCTTTTTCTTGGTTTGTAAAGGCTTCTGCATCTCGATCAAAAGACAGACACTCTAAAGGAATGTTCTTGTCATTCTCACCTTTGATCCAGTATACATAACGAGCAAGAATGTCACCTACGATACGCATGACATTGTCACCATCTCTATACTGAAAAGAGCTGATGGAAGTTTTTTGGGCAGAACCTTTTTGTTTGTTAAATGATATAGCCATTTAGTTAATCTCCGTTGGGACTTCTTCATGAAGAAAATGAACTTGGCCATTCTCTAAAGAAAGTAGTCTATTATTGTTTAAAAATATATAAGGATCCTCCGTCAAAAGAAGGGAATCTAGTGTTGTTTTACCGTAGGCTTTATAGTCCCCATAAGACCGCAAAGATGCAAGTGCTATGTAGATACAAATGTCTCGGTAAGAATATTTATATGATTGGTATAGCAGAACGTCAGGATGAATCAAGAAGCTCTGGCCTGTAAAATCAATATATGAATACTTATAAAGTTTATCATAATTGTTTCTAGGAAGCTGCTTATCAACTAACATTTTAAACACTCGCACGATCTCGGAAGGACTTCCTTTGCAAGTTTTAAAGATTCTATTCCAATTATATAAGAGCATATTATACCAGAAAGTGAAGTTAATGTCAAGAACTATTTTTTTATAGTTGCTGTATCTTATAACCCTGTTTCATATAGTACCCCATCCTATTGGAAGCCTGTCTTCTTGCTGTGTTTCCCTTTAGGTGGATATCTATCACTACAGGTGATATTTTATTCTTCTGTTGGCGTATGATACGCCCGATTAGCTGAGTGAGTAGAGGCTCATTATTAACAGGAGTTGCTAAAATTAAACAACTTAAATTATCTACAGAAATTCCCTCTGAGAATATTGCTTGTGTCCCGTATAAAACATCCTTTTTACCACTACGAATCTCATCCAAATAGTCTTCTCTATCCTCATGAGCTACTTCGCCCGTAACACATATGGATCGTTCACCTGTTAATTCTGAACAGGCTCGTAGAAAGTGAACTCTATCGCTTACTACTAATACTTTGTGCCCCTTAGCAGCATAAGCTGCGGCTATCATAGCTACACTATGTCTATAC